GCTGATACTTTATTAAGTACAGCGTATGCCTTAGTTTTATTAGGAATGACCAAGAAGATAGAAGTAGCCACAGTTCCTACTGATCCCTTAACTTCTAAGAAAGCAGACCGTGACTGATCATCAGCACCATCGTTAGCTGTCAAGTTAACAGTAGCTGCACTACCAATTGATATAGTAGTATAACCAGCAATGGCTTCATCAGCAAGACTAATAACCCCATCATTAAGGATTTGGCCCCAACTGTTAGGGTTTTCGCCATCCCCTTGTTTAGTAAGTCTTAGATTTGTTGTATATGTGCTCGCCATTTAATCTCTCCTGAAATAATACTGTATCATTTAATTTGTACTCCCAAGTAATGTACTTCCTGATAAAGAAGTAAAGGTTACAAAAGAACTATAACCATTAATTGAATAGTCTCCTGCTGATCCACCAGTGCCTCGCCCTGTATGAGCACTTCCATTACCGCCAGCAGCACCTAAAGCACCACCAGTAGCACCAGCAAAACCTGTCTGATTACCGCTGTGTGGTCCTTGCGTAGTACCTGCTGCACCACCTGCACCACCAGCCGTTAAAGTTCCATCTGCACCGGGTTCACTAGAGTTGGTAGCCCATCCAAAACCACTATCACTTGTAGCAGAAGTACCGCCGGAACCTACTATGTGTCCACCACCACCACCACCTGCTCCTCCGCAACCTGCATCATTATAATAATCTGCGCTACTGCCACCACCGCCACCGCCGCCACCACCAGAACCTATTGTTCCAGCATTTTGTATTTGAATAGAAGTCTGCACATTCATAGCAGACCCACCATTAGTACCGTTGTTGGCTCCAGAATATCCACCCTGTTGATAGATACCATTACCACCATCACCACCAGCACCTACAATATAACCATTAGAAGCTACACTAACTTTAATAGAAGAGTTAGACCCCCATCCATCTCCTGTATCAAAAGCATAAGATGAATTAGCACTACCACCCATAACACTTCTAACATTAAGATTTACTCTTAGGTTAGCTGCTACACTATATCCTAAAGCAGAGACTGCATTTCTTAAATTATAATCAGTAACTGTTGTAGTTACAAATATATTTATTTCAGGTGCTGCCATTAATAAAAAGTTATGGAACGCTGACATTAATCTTTTACCCTATTATTAAATTTTTATATTTTCTATACATTTAGAAGTTGTTAGTTCAGCATTATCTACTTTACTAACTAACTCCTCTATTTGAGTTCTATAAGTCTCGCAAAGGTATCTATCAGGAAATAACCCTGTTACTCCTTTCTCAATCACTGGTATATTAAGAGGAGCCAATGCAATGTAAGCGATAACACTTATATAATAAAACATTTATTCTACTAGTATAGGCCAGTCATAAAGAATGCCGGACTTGTTGCCATCTACATCCCAAGACAAGAACAATGCTGCTACAGCCGCAGTGTCAGCAGCGCCATCTATCGCACTCTCCATCGCCGTGGCTTTGGTGCGGATGGCATCTCGCCATGTTGAGATATTGCTAGGGATAGCCGTACTCTTTTCAGACTTACGGACAACAGCCCAGTCGGTCTGGCTAAGTAAAGACTCTTGCTGTGATTTCACTTCATTTTTCAAAACTGATTTAACACCCAGTACAAGGTTAAGACCTGACCCTGCATCAGCCATTGGCTTTGCTGTGCTGGTGATTTTCCCGTCACGGTCCATTGACCAGTTGTACAGTCGGCTGTCTGGTGGGGTGTCTTCAACTACCTCAGTAACACCAGCCGCAGTCTTCTCCGCTGTAGACCAGATGTTCCAGTTACGGGGATGGGTGATACCATTATCATCAGTCCACCCTCTATTGGGTTTGAGTGTTTGAGTTTTGTATTTAAACAATTTAGTATCTCCTGTTATCTGGCGTTAGCAGTTTTGAATGGGCTTTCGGCGAAGGCCATGTAGACATAGGTGGCCGCATTATCATTAATGGCAAATTCGCCGGGCTTTCTAATCTTAAACCCGTTGCTCAAAATATCTCCGTATGCATGGGCCGTATCTTCGGCGTTACTCAATTGTCCGTAGATTACATGAAAGGCAGCGTTAAATGTATCTCTCTTCGTATCAAACAGTAGCCAGCTTCCTGTTGTTGATGAAGCTTTTATCATTATAAACGCTGGCCGGAAGCCCACATTAACCATCGGCCCATTGGTGCTATTATTGCCTACATACGATCCAAACTTGCTGAAACCCTCCACTGGTGCGAAGACATAAGCAATGTATGTTCCACCATCTGCGTTCCCTTGAGCATTAACACCTAGTGTAAATACTGATGCCGTTGGTTCTGTGTCATTAAAGTATTCATCACTATCAAAAGCAGCCCCAGTAGATTGTAAAAATAACGACTTAGTGGCACCAACGGCAGAGTGATAAACACCCCAGTTTGAGCCAGCAGAACCTCTCTGTTTGATAATAAACATTCCCGGTTTTACGCCAAGATTGTGGGCGATAGTTCTGTTTGCTCCGGTGCCTGAGTAGCTAACAATATCAAAGCCCGGAGTTGCCCCCTCGTTCCACTGCCAAGCTACATAGCTTTCAGCATTGGTGTTTACGATTACATCATCGCCAAGTGCAAAGCCATCGGATTCAAAGGCGGTTAAGGTGTCGGCGTTAGTTGCTTCAGCGGCAGTAGAATTAGAGGACAAAACTTTAGTTGCACCACGCACAGTATCAAATAAAGCATGGGCATCTGCCGCATCACGGTTTTTAATCCAAACTAGATTAGGCGAAAATGTGCTGTTTCCAGCTTGATCTATTGACTGAGTTGAGCCATCTCCTTCGTACAAAGTTGTCTGAAAATACTTTGTGCCATCTTTCACCGCTGGTGTGGGTAGGTTGGCAGTGTTTATTTTTTTATAGCCTGACGGTGGTGAATGGGCAAATGCCGTTGCTCCAAAATTAACGGTGCTGGTAACACCTGTTTGATTGTTTGTCTCACCCACTATTGCGGTGTACAGCAGCGATGATGCGGTTATAGCGGCAACATGGCCGCTTTCGGCTTCAGGATCACCCGAATTTACATACGTGTCATTCTTGGCAAAATAAACTTTCCCATTTCGAACCGCAACTCCCAAAACATCGTTAAGTGTAAAAGTAGTCAAACTGCCCAGAATTAAACTTCCGTCTTGATTAACCTCTCCACCCTCCATATAATAAGTAACTGAAGGATCAATTACATTGATATTTGCAGTAGAAAAATTAGAAGTGACCGCAGCAATACCCGCCATGCGAAACGAGGATGAGGCATTGCCGGATGTTTTCTTTACCTCAAAGTAAAAACCGTCAGAATCTTGAACGTCAAATGCAATTGTCCCTCTGGTTCTCCCAAAATTATCTTGATCTAGGTCAAGATTTCCGTTTAAAAACTCGGTGGCTCCTCCCGCAACATCTATAGGACTCATAGTACTGAAGTTTATTGTTGGGCTATCAAGCATCTGATCGTTTGCGTCTTGGCCAGCACTGGCAAAATCATTTCCTTCGCCGCTAGTATCATCCCCAAGTGCAGAACTATCTTGACCTTTTAAACGAAAACCATTTGTACCATAAGTCAAACCAGAAACATCTATTGGAATCCAAACACCGGCGGCATTATATTCTCCAAAGCTGGTCGGTCCAAGGCTTGTGCCGTCAATCATCACGGTCTCAGCTAAATATCCGTCAATACCTCTGGAAGGGTCAACGGTGTTAGCGCCTATGCGTTGTAAAAGTGCCCCGTTAAAGTTAGAGCCATTATTCTGATCTGGATAATTAGCAGTACTGAAAGATGTTACTTGAACGCCGTTTATATAAATGCGAACTCTTAGGGCTTCAGTTGATTGGGTGTCGTCGTAGCGGACTATAAAGTGCATCCAAGCTGTTGGATCACGGAACTTGGCATCGGTATAAAATTCCAAACCCGACGCAGCGACACCGTTGAACGTAAAAAATTGAAGGTCATCACCATTAAATCCGATAGCGTCGAAACGAACCGCATCTCCCAGCGCACCGTCATCGTCGCTACCATCTCCAGCACCCATGATACCCTCTTGAGCTCCGCTGCTACCAACATCACCGCCACGTTTCATCCACCACGAAAACGTCCATGTGTGGTCGTTACCCACACTACCGGAACCGGGGGTACGTTGCAAATAAGCCGGTTCAGCGGCGTTAAATCTAATTGACTGTTCTATTTCGTAGCCCCTCGAAGGGTTATCTAACCACTGTGATCCAAACATAGTCATTTTATATCTCCACTTGTAATCATTATCATTATCCGAACGCCAGTTGTGGTGCGCCGAGTTGAATACTGCCGGACGCTTTGACAAAGTAAGGAACTACGTCAACGGCTGCTGCTGCTGTACTAAGCGTAATCCCACCAGAAGCGGGACTTTCATAGTCCGTTCCAAGGCTGAGAGTTCTTGATCCCGTGCCGTCCTGAATAAACACGAACACCCCGGCTTGGCCTACAGCCTCCGTAGACGGATTGGCAAGGGTGATACTACCTGTGAGAGTCAGCACGAAGTTTTGGTGCGCCGAGAAGTCAATTGTAATGCTGCCGGTGTTGGACGTATCCGTGTCCGTAGCTGCGAGGATGATGGTGCCACCCGTAATTGCTGCGGTCGAATCAAGGGTTGTCACATCCGCAGCAGCTGCAGCACCAGAGCCAAGTATTCCGTCGAGGGTGCCAGTAAAACCAGTAGCTGTAATCTGGTCAGTCGCAGTAATAGCATCTACGAACAGGTTAGCCCAGCGAACGCCAGTTGTGCCTAGATCATCGGTACTGTCAGTGTCACTAACAATCACGCCGCCGGAGGTTAGTTGAGTAACAGTTGCAGCCGCAGGAGTGCCAGAGCCTAAAATGCCATCCAAAGTTCCGGTGAAACCAGTAGCTGTAATCTGATCCGTGGCTGTAATTGCATCAACAAACAAGTTAGCCCAGCGGACTCCGGTGGTGCCAAGGTCATCTGTGCTGTCAGTGTCAGAAACTACATTTCCGCCATGCGTGGTGACACCTATTAATGTAGAAGTCCCGGCTACGCCAAGTCCGCCGTCTGTATGGATTGAACCCGTGGTTCCTGACGTGGATGTCGTAGTGTCGTCAACCGATATAATTCCACTGGTCACTAATGTGGTTACCGTTGCCGCCGCGGCCGCGCCAGACCCCAATATGCCGTCCAAGGTTCCGGTGAATCCTGTGGCTGTAATTTGATCAGTTGCAGTAATAGCGTCTACAAAAAGGTTGGCCCAGCGTACCCCGGTTGTACCAAGGTCATCTGTAGAATCTGTGTCCGAGACTACATTGCCGCCATGAGTGGTGACACCAGAAACATTAAGTGTGCCGTTTAGATCAACTGCTGTGGCAGTAAGGTCAATCTCATCAGTAGCACCAATTGACAGAACCGTTGCGCTGGACCCTTGAATAAATTGGGACGCATCATTAAACATTAATTTGTTTTCTGAGTTAAGTGTTAGACCTGCTCCATCTGTGTGTGTCAATTTTGTATCTTGATCGTCACCAAAATTAATAACTGCGGAATCAGCAAGAAATAAGTCGGACCATTCTAAGGATGCAGAACCAAGGGCAGCACCGTCAGCAGAAGCAGGGAGAATTGGACCAATGTCAGAAGAAAGTAGCGTAGCGCGTGTGATAGCACTGACATCACCCCTAAGACTATTAAATTCTGTAACAAGTTCCTCTAGGGTTTTCTCTAGTGATACTTCATTTGCTGTAACTGTTGCCATTTTAGTTCTCTTTTACTAGTTGTTGTAGTGTCATTTGTTCGATTCCTCTAATCTTTACTAGTATTTATAAGTTTTTTTATAGGTAATACGACCTAATATAATGTAACGGCACCATCAGGGAGCATCGGGCCATGTGACGTTGCCGAGAACGCCGTTGCTGGCCATGGTCGGATTCGGGCTTGTTTCTGGTAGGTTTCTGAGAGCAATCCGATAGTTTTTCCAAGCGTCACTGAGTGTCACATCGCTCGATGCTCGCCAGTCACAATCTTGAAGAAGAACGTCACGCTGCCTTCGTACCTCTACCCAAATCTCTGAGGTTGTCGCCGCTGGTCGCTTAACAACAGCCGAGTTGACATAAGTGTCTTCAGTTGTCGTGTCGTCTGGGACAGTCGTCCACACTAAATTTTCATGGACCGGGAAAGTCGCACTGCCATCCGGCAATATCTCACAAATGCGCTCGTTGTGAATT